GTCGCAACCTTCTTATTGAATTAGGTCGATACATTCAGCAATACGGCCCACTTGAACCAATGGATTATGATACAGGAGCAACCCTTGAAGCAGAAGTGGAAGTACCAGAAACGCCGCAACTCAAAGTCCTCCCGAAAACAGAAGAGGAACCTCGCAAGCGATTCACCAAATCCTATGGAGAAGACGACCAAAGTTGATGAGGCTTGGCTGGCAATCCTTTCGGGGCTTGCCTCCTCTGGCGAACTGAACCCTGAGACTCTAGGTCAGAAGGGTGGTGCTGACAGGGTGAAAGTCCTTGCTGTCCATGCCAAGGGATTGGCTACTGCTTTTCATAAAGAGTACACCAAGGTGAATGGCTAGTGTCCATGTAAACTGCGGAAGGTATGGAGACATCATCTCCTTCATTCCTGTCCTTCACAATGAGTATCAAGAGACGGGTATCAAGCCTCGCCTTGTTGTTGCAAAAGACTATGCTGATATTCTTGATGGTGTCAGCTATGTTGATCCTCTTGTATTTGATGGAGCTTTTGAGGATGTCGCTGGAGCGATACAATTTGCGAAACAACATGGAGATAATGTCACGACAAGTCAGGTTGTTGGGATCTCAGATGTGATCGTCAGTCAGGTGTATGGGAACTCCCATGCTCCTAAGATTGTCTGTGATTCCTTTCAGAAGGACGCATGGAAGCTGGCTGATAAGTTAGAACTTTGGCCTTCTCAACCTCCGCTTGTCTTTGATCGTAGGGATAAGAAAAGGGAAGCAAAGCTGATTAAAGATATTCCAAAAGGAAAGCCTTGGATTGTAGTCAGCACAGGAGGAACATCATCTCCCTTCCCTTGGAATGATCTTTTATGGGAGATAATTAGACATAGCTTGTCTAATTTCCATGTAGTTGACCTAGCCAATATCAAAGCTGAACGATTCTATGACCTGCTAGGTATCATGGATCATCCTAATACAGCGGCAATGATCCTGACTGATAGTGGCCCCCTGCATCTCTCATACGCCACTAAAAAGCCTGTTCATGCTCTGGTGGTAGATTCCCCTAATATGTGGTACGGAAGTGCTTGGCGACCTTCCTACGCATCCTACACACGCTATAAGAACTTCCCAAGGGATGTGACTAGGATATTGGATCTCATCCGTAACCCTCCTGAGAAGCCAAAGCATTCCGATATTGTCCATGTTTACTCAAGGCTACCCAATGCCACAGGCGAAGAGAAACGCCGCAACGATCTAGCCGCAAGCACTTGGAATGTCGGGTGGGTAGATTGTGGTCTTGATGACAACTGCTTTGTCAGGCACTCAGCCAACACGATACCCAATCAGAAGAAAGATATTCCCATGATCAAGGAGATGATAAAGTTCTCCTGTTGCGGAAGAAAAGATACCGACATCGTGGTGATAACCAATACGGATATTTGTGTCACAACGGACATCATAGAGAAGATTAGGAAAGCGCCGCTAGGCTATGCCTTCAGACATGACTACAAGTATCTGGATAAGGTTATCCCTGACGATGAGATTGCTGGTAGCAAGTACCCTGGGTGTGATCTCTTTACCATCCCTGTAGGTTGGTGGAGGAAAAACCATCACCTGTACCCTGACATGGTTATAGGAAGACATTCATGGGATAGGATCATGCGAGAGCTAATCAAACTAGCCAAGGGTCAGGAAATAGAGAAGGCTATCTATCATCAGAGGCATGACTCTCTTTGGGAGAGAACCGAGCATATCAACTCTGATCTCTGCAACTTGCGTAATGCAAAGCTGGCAAGGGAATGGTTGCTCCAAAGAAAGATGCCGCTAGAAGAGCTAGAGTTCTTGAACTACGAAGGTAAATTTAAGAAGCCTGTAAAGAAGCGTTAGCACCTACTAAAAACGCAATCCCAATTAACTCTACAAAGTCAGAGATCATTTTTTTGGTTTTTGGAATACAAGAAAATAGCTATGGAAAATTCTTGCGTGTTTTTGTTGTCCCTTTTGGGGTGAAGGCATCCTGTGCTTTGCCGCTAATATGAATAGATCAGCAAGTCTAAAACCCTCATTCTGTGCCATTGCAATCGTATTATAATGAGTGCAATGCATTTTGTGATTGTGAATAATATCTTGGCATTTGAATACAAAATGTCCTCCTTTTTTAAGTATTCTCCAAGCCTCACTAATTGTATCTCTATAGTGATCTTCTAATTCAGTATAAGACCAATAGCCATTAAATCTGGAAGTCATGGCAACTTTTCCTTTTTTGTGATCTCTTCCTCCCTTTACATAAGTCAAGAAGGGTGGGTCAAATACAAGGCTATTTAGAAATTCTGATGCAAGTGGTAATGCTCTGCTATCTCCTTGAACCGCTTCTGGTTTTTGGGGTTGAACATCATAGCATAGCAAAGGTCTTGGTATGGTTTTCCAAAAAGAACCATTTCCATAGGTCATGTCACAATCAAAACCCTGTTTGCAATGAAGTTTTAGAATAGCATTTAGAATATCATCCTGTGATTCATAAACACTACGGATTACTGGTTGATCGAATAGTTCTAAATTCATTTTATTCTCCTGAGTTATCGTTAAACATGGGTATAACGATTGGCGTTATGGGTTGCAGGACAGGTTGGAATGATGGCATAGGGGTGATGCTGTAATACTCACCGCATTTTGCTCCATCAGTCTCAGAAAGGTTGCTGATGTAGTATGTCTGTGGAGCTATTGGCTGGACAGGTGCGGTATTCAATGATGCCGCAAATATTAGTGCTTGGAGTTGGTTCATTTGTTCAGTTTGTTGTGGCTAGATGTCATGTGGTAAGAGGAGCATTCCTCGCAGAAGTAGGATCGAAGGAAGCTAGTGCCGCCTTTGCCGGACTTTAGGCGTGACTTGATTGCCTTATCGCAATGAGATGCAGACTCAAAGCAAGCCTTTCCACAAGGGCCGATCTGTGGCTTTTCGCTTCCTTTTACAAGACCCATTTCGATTGCCTCATGTTTATTAATCGGAGGCAAATCGGGAGTCTCAAGTCCGATCTCGTTCAAAATGTCGTCAATCCTGCTTTTCATTGTCTTTGATGTCTTGTTTGAGTTGTGCCAAATCCTTCATGCTCTTTCGGGTATCTGCCAAAGATTCCCAATTCATTACACCATCCGCTATGGCAATAGCCCGATCACGCTGGTCATTGGAGATGTCTAGCTTCTCCTGCATGGTCTTTTCTTCACTCATGGCTCATTATCATTAGGCCAGCAAAGGCTACAATTGCTCCGATCAGGGATTGATGATCCAGCTTCACTCCGTAGTAAAAGATGGGTAGCGAGATAAATATGATTCCGACTACCCAATCCCAAGCGAGGTTGGCTAGGTACATATTGTTCTGGCTTACTGACCTTGCCATCCAGCACCAAGCAAGACCTGACAGGGTTCCTGCAAGGCTTGCAATGGTATAGGAAAGCCAAGTATTGGTACGGATCTTTGGCTCATAGCTGACCATAATCCATGCAGAGTTCGCAATGATCTCCACAATGAATACAGGTATCAGGACGGGTATCAGCTTATTCATTAATAGCGGCTTGGATTGCCTCGTCGATCTTGAGCGTCTTGCCCATAGCGTTGAGTATCTGGATCTCGGATAGAACATACTCAAGATAGGCTATACGCTTCTCTAGTCGTTCGATGATGTCTTCCTCGGTCATGTCTTTCATAGGGTTTTTAGGTATGCTTGTTGGATGTATGTTGGGTCTTCTCTGAATTGCGTGGTTAATATACATGGAGGATAGCCTTCCTGGGCTTTCCATGCCTTGTAGTGATCATAATCGACTTTGCGTTCTGGTTTTAGAAATACTGGTCTTTCTACTTTTAGTGCGGCATAGTCTAATCCCTCATCCTCCCATCGTCCTTGGTTTAGCCAAGTAGAAGGATTGGGAATAAACTGTCCGCCTTCTTTCTGCCAATCTCTGCTAGCAATAGCGTTCTTTAATGCTGGAAGAACAAGATCAAGGGATAGGTTCTTGCGCTTCCATATTTCTCCGCAATAGCCTTTTCCTATTTTCTTTGGATAAGCCTTCCAGAAAGCATCAAAGTCGCTTGCAGGGGCTTTCTTCGGCTTTGCAGGGGTGTCGTATTCACGACCGCAACATGGACATTTATCGTCTTCAGTAATCATATTAAAACTCCTCGTATGACCATTCCTTTTTTTTATACTGAATAGCCACAAATCTAAACCACGGATGATTCTCTGCGGCGACTTTTATTTTTACACGACCATTCCCCATCCAATGCCCCTTGACTTCATGGAACTCTATTGTTCCATCAGCATTGATGACAAAGAAGTCGGGAAGGTAGCTTGTCAACTTGGCTAGTTTAAGATTGATAGCCTCAAATCCGTAGTGGTGGATCTCTCCTGCTTGTTTGCGTTGTTCAAGAAGATCGGCATAAGCCTGTTCTGTCTTGTTCATGGTTCCTGCAACTCGACGGGTAGTGTTACCCTTTGCTTTGAAAGTTCTCATTTTTGTTTATAGTGCCGATCTTCTTTCCTTAATTGATCAAGAACCTTGTCCAAAACTTTTGATTCTTCGGTGGTGGGTTCTCTGAAATAGATAGTTGGTTCCTCTGGCGCGGGGGCGAGTCGGGATTCTGCTTTGAGTTTGGAAAACTCATGCTTCTGCACTTTCCAAAAAACCATAAAATGATCTTTTGGAAGGCCAGAACATTCAAAGTTGCCAGCAATTTCAATCGCTCGGTCCAGAAGCTCACGGAGCCTTGCGACCTTTTTCTCCTGCCCGATAAAAGCCTGTTTGCATTTCTGCGCCTTGGAAGCCTCATCTCTGTAGTGCTGATGCCAGTTGGAAGCCTCGTTGGTTTTCTCGGCGAGTTCGCGTTGGAGTTGAAGGACTAAATCGCCAATTAGTGAGGTGTCGGCTTTCATTTGACTTTGATTTCGTTGTTTGGTGTGGATGGTGGGGTGTTGTGAAAGAGTTCCAGCTTCACCCATTCAAGAACCGCTAGGGTATCCATGACTTGCATATTTCCGTAGCGGCCTCGGATGAGTTGCCAGAGTTCGTCTTTGAAATACTGGCGTTCGTTTGTTTCGGGATTCATATTCTTATTAAATGCGGTGTTAGTATTTTTATTAGTTGTGGGGTTTTTCACTGTTTAGTAAACTTGCGGTGTTTCAGGTTTCAAGGTGAGCCTTTCGTGCCTTCTTCCACCCATCGTGCAGGCCACGGATTAGTTCTTCGGCTTTTTCTAACCGCTCCCTGAGCCTTGCGACCTCGTTGTTTAATTTACAGATTTCGGAAATACTGCAATTTCCTGCTATATTGGGAAAAGTAGTTCCACAAACATAGCTATGAATCATTGGCTTAGCCCCGCAGTAAGGGCAGTTGTTAGTGTCGGGGTTCATTAGGATTCTCTAGTTAATTTTGGCTTCGGCAATGGGCGGCGGGTGCGGAAGCGGATTCTTTCTGTAAAGTAATTAACAGGTTTTCCTTTTTGATCCGTTACTGCTTTCCAAAAGTTCCCAATAAACGAAGCCTCATCCCCCCCTTGGATCACCTCGTCAGGGCCAAGCCCTCGCCATCCCATGACCTCGTTGGCTTTCTCTAGGGCATTTTCCCTCTCCGCTTCGGTCAGGTCGTTGCAAGCGTATCTTGCTTCGGCGGCGATGCGAGTTCCCTCGCTCACGGGTTCCTCTGGCGCGGGGGCTAAAATGCAAATTCCGTCATGGAAGTGGCTAAAATTTTCCCATGATTCTGCCCCGCAGGTGCATTTGTTTTCCTCTGGCCAATGACCGAACTTCTCACACCCATCGGCGACATACTGGTTATCTACGGGCGGCTGGTCTCCGTTGTATGCGTCACAGATTAGCTTCAAATCGTGGAGAGACACTTTCTTCTGCAAGTGCTTGGGCATGGATTGATACAACCGTTTTAGGTCGAGCGTTACATTTCCTATGCACTTGTCGGGATGTGCAGAGGTTTCGGGTTCCTTTGGCGCGAGGGCGAGTGCGGCTAGTTCTTCTCTGACCATCGTGTTGATGTAGCACTCGGAAATCGGCTTTGTGTGCGCAAATTCTGCGTCGATTGCCTTTGGGTCGATATGAGGTAATGCAATCCAAAGTAAGTGTTTAGCCTTCTCCAGAAGCTCACGAAGCCTTGCGACCTCGTTGGTTTTTTCGCTTGCCTCTTCGTCTAGTTGTTTTGCAAGCGTTCGCAATTCACGAAAATCGGAGATCCAATCAAAACATTTCCTGCGGAGTTTACCAATTTCAGTTTTTGGATTGTTGATTCGTCTAACGAGGGAAGCCGTTATCAGTTTTTCGTAGCGAAGACTTATTTGAGTATGCTCAAGTTCATCCCTGAGCCTTGTGACTTCGCTGTCGGTTTGTTCGGGTGTATGGTTCATAATTTATTTTTTAGCTTGTCTAATTCTTCTACACTTTTAATTAGTCTAATTTCTTCACCATCATTTAGTGGCTCATATCCTTCTACAAGAAACTCTGCAATTTCTATTGCTGTTTCTAGAAACTGCCTGAGCCTTGCGACCTCGTTGGTTTTCTCGGCGAGTTCGCGTTCTAGCGTTTCTGCATGGTTCGCCATATGCACATAAGCGTCATAATCGGTTTTTTGACCGTTGAATGCGGTATGTCTCGCTTGATTCGTCCTCGGCGTTGATGTGGTGGAGGTAGTCATTTGTTATTGAATGTGGAGTGTGAATTCTTATTGTTTGGAGGTAAGCCCTTGTTGAGTAGATCGTAGTAGCGATCCATGATCTCTCTTACTTCGGCCTCGGTCGGGTAATCTCGGCGTGACCACTCGTAAAACTCTTGGATGAGTTCTTGTAGGCAGATGTTTTCCGTGTGGAGCTTTTCAATCGCAGATTGTGCATTTTTGCAGGTTTCAAAGTGAGCTTTTCTTGCTTGCGTAACCATTTCGTCGCCACGCCTTGCGGCCTCCATGACCATTTCTTTAAGCCTCTCTACTTCGTTTTCTTGAGCGAATTCATTGACGGAAACTTTGGTGTCTTTTTCCGTTATGGTTTCCTTTGGCTCGGTGAAGATTCGGAACTGATAGAGATTAAACAAAGTCTCTGGATCTTCATTCTCTTCCTTGCTTCCGATAAGCCTCCTCCATTGTGGGAGACTCCACTCGTTTTCTGGGGAAAAGATTTCAATTAGCTCAACATATTTTCGGAGCCTTGCGACCTCGTTGTCATTGCTCGTTGTCATTAGTATATTGTTTATGATCGGTTACAAAATTTCGATGTTCATAACTTCAGCACAGGGGTTATGTTCTTGCCCGTGACAGAGCAGGGACGCTTTTCACATTCCACAAGCCATCCTTTCTTCTTGAGTCCGTTCACTCGACCAGAAACAGCATTTATAGCAATCCCTGTAAGTTGGCTGATCTCTTGAAGCGAGTAATTCCATTCTGCCTTCATCACAGAAAGAATAGTTTCCTCCTGTTTTCCAAGGGTTCCTTCTTCTTTCAAGTCTGCATAAACTTCCTTGGATGTTTGCCTGACATTGGTGATCTTTGTAGTCACCCAATCAAACAAGTCTCCTAGATCAGAGTTCATGCTCTTTAGGAAAGTTGATGTCCTTGTTAGCGTAGAGTTCAAAGTTGTGTTGAAAGATTGAGTTCACGCCAGCATCGAATGCCGCTTTGACCCGATCCTCAACGGAAGGAACCTTGTTATTAGTCGTCAGATACCTGACGTGTTCACCTTTCCAATAGGCTTCGGCCTCTTCAGAAAATTCATTCATACGAGTTTTGCTTCCTTGGCTAGTGCATCCATCTTGTTGCTGAATGCTTGTGTGAACTGATACGGATTGGTTGTGTTAGCCTCGGCGTAAGCCAAGGCTTGAGGGATTAGCTTGTTACGCTTCTTGATGTAGTCGCAATTATGCCAAACAGGTATCCTTGGGTATTCCTTTCCAGACTTATCTAGGATCTCTGCACAATTGCAGTAAGCCATGAGGTCAATTTTTCTCATTACCAGAGTTTGATTACGAGAACTACGCAAAGGGCTAGATCGACCAATGCTAGGACAGCAATGACCTTCTTTAGATTCTGGATCTCCTCTAGGGCATATAGGTATTCCATGTGATTCTTTCTAGTTACTTCAATGAGGTGCTTGGACTCCCTATTCTGGAAGTCCAACCCTGCTTCAAGTGCTAGAATGCGAGTGCCGATAGTTGATTTTTTGGTGGTTGCCATTGTGGTTGCTGTAATGGTTTAGAAAGGGATTTCTGAATCGTCATCAGCACCATCCCATACTTGAGCTTGGGGCTTGGGGCGATTCTGAAATGCTGGTGCTGGCTTAATTTTCTCCACAAAGCTAGGAGATCCTCCGCTATTCTTTTCTTTGTAGTTGCCGATAATAGGTGACTGCACTCCTGACTCTCTCTGCTCCATGGTCAGGGAATGCTTAACAATCCCATCGTTATTATTTTGATCTTTGCCGTCCCTATTCGGGAAGCAGACGATGTTGAGGTACTTGGTTGTGGTTCCATCCCTCTTGGTGACTTCCTTGAGGAGTGACTTGTCGATTTTGCTGGTGTCTATGCTTATGGTTATCATGGTATGTTTTGTGTGGGTTTGTCGTCTTCGGAAATGAATCCCTCTGACTTCAAATAACTGAAAAGGTTTTGTAATTGTTGCGGCGTGACATTGCGGTTATCGCCAGGGAAAGCAGTAAAGTGATTGCTATGGTGCATAACGATCCACTCACGACCTTTGAACTTAATCCATAGTGCTCTTGCGTCTTCTGGGTATTCATCAGCGATCACGGGAGATGGAAGGCTCTGATTCCTTGGTTTCGACGATCCATCCAAGTGCATCATCAAGTGCGGACTTGGCATCCTTCTGCTTGATTCCTTTGGCCTTTGCGAATGCCTTCTCAAGTGAAGAGACAGACAGCTTTGCACAAGCAAGAATATCAGATTGTTCAAGAACACCAGACAACGCAAGTATAGCGGCATTGGTATCTGTGACATTCCTAGTTGTACGACCTTTGCCTAGACTATATCCAGCAATTTGTGCCCCTGATACGAGCCTAGCCTTGAGTTCCTTTCGGATCTCGTCGATGAAATCCTCGACGATGAGTGCCTTGGCATCCAGAGAGGCCAATTCCTCATTGGTTAGAGTTGCTACGGCAACGCTAGAGGCTACTTGTAGGGTTGTTGTTGCGGCTTGAGCATTGCCATAAACATCTGGGCATATGCTTTTAGCACGACACCATTTGCAAGCATCTGGAGAAGGAGTTCTAGGAGCATCGGGATTTAGTGAAGCATTGACTATGCCAATGATTTCTTGCTCGGCGGCGGCTAGATCCTGCTCGTCGTATTCGGCAATCGTTGTGCCTCCTGCAAGGGGCTGGATTACTGCCACAAGGATCTTCTTGAGGTCTGGATAAAAGTCTTTAACCAGAACTGCATAAGCCTTGAGTTGCTGATTCTCGGCGGCTTTACCCTGTGCTGTGCGCCCTGTCTTGTAGTCGGTGACTACTGCAAAATCGTCACCAAAGAAGTCGATGCGGTCGATGGCTCCACTAAAGAGTTCACCAAACCAGAATCGCTTCTCTATGACGCTGGACGTTATGGCTCCAAGATCAAGCTGACGGATCATGTCAGAGAAAGCTGACAGGCATCGGGTAGCAATGTCCTGTCCCTCCTCAGATAGTTCCTCAAAAGGTTTCTGATCTGCTAGGACGGCATGAACATCCGTTCCTAGCTGCATATACTGGTTAGGATCCTGCTCTGGAAGCGTGGACTCTAGGTTCCAGCTACCAGGGCAAAGCGAGAGGCGGGAGAATCCGCTTGCTGATGGTTTGCCTTTGCGTTCGTCAGTCATTTTATGCAACCCTCCAAACTCTAAATCCATTTTCTTCTTTTCTAACTGAATACTTGTGTCCATAAACTTTTGATCTTGTGTGTGTAAGCATTCTAACGTTTGAATTTGTGTAAAAAGAATCACCTATTTCCATAGTATCCCAAGGATATTTCTTTCTTTTATCAGGAATGGTAATATTTTTATCTATTTTAATCATAGGTTTACAGTTATGTTTATTCCATGTTTTTGAACATCCGCATCTGTAAGTTCACGGATATGATTTTTGCTGGCTTGATAAAGAAAAGATGATATTTCCTTTTTTTTAACTGCTCTTTGTTTTTGCTTTGTAACTCCTAGTTGATAAGCCTCTGCAACAGCATTTTCAAAAACCCAATGGCGAACAAAGAATGGGTCTTCCATTCTGTGTTGTTGAAACGCACGACTAGCTATATCAGCGCATTCGTCGTTTATCCCGACTTCTGGCCTTCTTGTCATGGATTTTGGTTTTGATTCGTCGTTCATATTAATGGCGAATGTTGGGTGCATGATGCTACGCCTTTATCAAAACATTCTTTGCATGGTTCTAATCTGCAATATGTTCCATTTTTTGTTTTCAAAAACCAAAATTGATCATCGTTAAGTTTTCGCATATGCCATTTATCCATTAAATCATCTTTAATAGTAGTTTCTTTGCGTTCGTTGCTCATATGGATTTGTCTCCTTCTATTTCATCATATAGTGAATCAAACTTTACAACTAAATCATCTGCCAAATAGGGAAGTGTTGGATGTCCCCCTTTTATGAATAGACTGCATTCTTCTAATACATTTGCCATTTGGCAACAAAGACTAAAAAGCTCGTCAAATTGTTTATCTTTTTCGCTCATATTAAAGGATGGGCTTGAATACCTTTACCTTATCCCAAACTGCTATAAGGCGATTAATTACCTTGTCATCAAGTGACTTTAGCTTTGTTTGCTTTGTAACATTAGGCATCTTATTTGCAATCAGGAAGTGGATAACATGATCGTCATTAATATCGTCGCTCCACATTAAGCTCTGAAGCATGGTGAGAGGAGTGCTAGGAAGCTCCTCTGGAGGCTCTGGAAGGCTCTCTGGTTCATCTTCCACAACCTCGGCGGTGATGACCTGTGGTTCCTGTTCGACGGCGATTACAGGCTTCTCGATACGAAGCGGCTTGGTATCAAAATCCTGCACCTCCTCGACCAGATAGGTTCCATTGAGGCAAGCTGGATAGACTGCTCTGACCCCCTCTGCCACTACCCTGCAAGAGAGCATCTGTGCAGGATAGGTCTTCCAGTTCTGCTTTCCAGTTAGACCAGCGGCTTTAGCCCTGTCCATAGTCCAAGTGATCTCAACCTCTCCTCCTGCTGGATGCAAGAACTTGGCAGATGCTTTGTCATCAGTCCTGCTTGTCCATTGGATCTTTCCTCCTGCTGATTGGAACCTTGCTAATGCGGCGTGGCTCTTTAATGCAGGTCGGTTCTGGATAATGTCATACTCAGCGGCCACCGAAGCAGGGTGCTTTCCTTCTGCCTGGGCGATCAGCATGAGTGCTACGGCTTGTTCTTGACTGCGGATTCCAAAGAGTCCGCTACGAGTGATGGCTCCTGCCATCTTCTCAATATCGCTAACTGATATTGGAGAGTATTGACTTGTGCTTGCTAATGTATTATTCATGTAATTGGTTTATGCGTGGTTGCTGAACTCATAAAAGGGCTAGGGAGTTGTCGAGGCTCCCTAGCCCATTTGTTTTAGTATCCTTTCTTCATGCCCTTCTTGGGCATCGACTTCTTGGTTTCCATCTTTTTCATGCCCTTTTTCATAGGCATACCTTTGGCTTCCATCTTTACCTTTTTAGCGGTTTCTTTTTTCATCTGGGTTGTATTGATTAGGGTATGATTCAGGTTGGGTTTTGATTGCAGTTTGTTGCGGATCAAATTCTTTAATTCCGTAAGCATTAGGAGACAGCCGTAAGGGTATCAGTAATGACAGCGGCAAGAGTATCACCAGCAAGCGTGTCAGCGGTGCAGGTGTTAGTGCAGGTAGTCGTGCCTGTAACTAGATCGTGAACCTTCTGGAGAAGGTCGAGATCAATCGTTCCAAGGGCATTGGCGATTTCCTGTGCGGTTTGGTTTAGGGTGGCTAGGTTTGGCATATTATGGGTTGTTTGTTGTTGGTTACTTGCATCCCCAAGCCCTCAAGGACTTGTTGATGCGAGAGTTTGGATCTTTCTTTTTGGCTTCCCCTGTCATCTTGGCCTTCATCCCTTTCATTCTGGCACAGAATGAGGCTTTACGTCCTGCATCTGCTTTGGTCTTGGGTGATGGTGCAGGAGGCTTTAGATGACCTCCATGAGCCTTGTTATAGGAAGCTCGGCCTTTGGCATTAAGCCCTCCAGATGGATTCTTCCCCTCTTTTCTAGTCCATGCTTCAGACATATTATTTCTTTTTAGCGGTTTTCACTGATTTACGGAAAGCGGCGGCGGTTGGACGACCTTTCTCTCCTGCTTTTTTCATGTGTTCGCCACTACCTGCGGCGATACGTTTCTGCTTTGCGTGGACGTTTGCGTAAAGACCTTTGGGTTTCATGCGTTGGCAAAGTGTTTTTCGACGACCATTACCATATACTGGCTCATGGATCGGCGTTCCTGTTTTGCGGCGGTTTGTACTTTAGCCTTGAGATCCTTCGGGAAGTAAAGACCCAAGAAAGCATGGGTGTTTTCCTTCTCTGGGACAGGCGTTTTTGCGATGTAGGTTGGAGTTTCAGTTGTCATAGAACAGGTCATGATTGCCTCGGTTGGTATGGCTTGCAAGGATATTTTCTAAAAAACTTTGGCCTTGTTTCCAAGTGTCCGTTGCGTTTCAGTTGCTTTAAGAAACTATACCAGCAAACCATCTCCTTGTGGCCTACTGAATCGTGGGCCAGGTATTTGTGAAGGGATATAAATTTCATCTGTCAAATTCTTGATAATCGTCAGGATCAGGAAGTGCATCGTTTTCGACTTCTTCAAAGTCAATTTCCTCCCCGCATTTTTCACAGACATCTGGCGTTATTTCTCCACCTCCCCATTGGTCGGCGGAGGCATAGTCAACTTTGAACTCATGTTGACATTCCTCATTTTTACAAGTGTATTCTACTTTCATGGTTGCTTTTCAGTTTAGGTTAAAGATCGCATCAAGATGACGATCTATGGTGAGTGTAATTGCGGCGGTGCTTTCTTTCATGAGTGTTATTAAGCGTTATTTTGGGTGTTATTGAGCTTTATCTTCCTTTGTAATAGTAAAGAACAAGCGTTAATGCGTTGAAAATTTCCAATTCATCTTCAAGGTCAAATTGCTTGTCCCTTCCTTCAGCAATTTGCTTTCGGTGGATTTTAATCCATGTTTTTCTATCCTCTAGGCATCTTTCTAAAGAGATACAAACAAGTTGATCCTCCCAAGGTTGTGACGGGTCAAATGTTGTTGCGGCGGTGTTTTGTGTCATGGCTATTTTATATTATCTCCTGTTGGTTGATTAAATGTGAAAACCAATTTCTGTGCTTCTAATCTCTGTCACAATTTCTTTCTCCCATATCTCAAAAGACTGATGATATAAAATCGTTCCATCTGAACTTTGAAATTGAAATGTTTGTGAATTTTCAATTTGCTGACCATTCCCGATCTCCACTCTTTTCCTTATCAAATCGACTGCATCTTGGTAACTTTTTGCAGATAAGATAGTGGGACGTGCATGACTATCTTCTGAAAATACTGATATTGAATACTCAACTTGTGTTGTTTTCATCTTTTTATCTCCTTTGTTTTGTTGTTGTTTGGTGGCGGTTTTATTGGCTTGTTAGTTCTGCTTTTTCTGCTTTTTCACAGAGGTATTTGAGATCAGATATTTCTTTAATCAAATCTTCCTGTGCTTGTTTGTTACGTTGCAGATCACCTTCCAAAAGGAAGATGATCTGTTTTATATCTTGGGATGTCATGTTGTGGCGGTTTCTTTAGTTGTTATGGTTTTCAGTTTTTCTACTTCTTCGCATAGGCGGTTTATGGTGTCCTCCATGAAGAGGATTTTTTCGCCTATGTTTTCGGGTGCTTCCCAAAAGGTTGTTGCATATTGATCGGGACAGAATGCATCTATTCCTCTGTGGTTGCGTCTAATCGCTCCACAATGACCGCAAACGGCGGTTTCCTTGGTGGCGGTGGTCATGGTGCTATTTATTAAAAAGGAAGGATTTTGCATCCGCATAGATGGTTTCAAAGAAATGCTCTGAAACGGCGGTTTCCCATGCTGTGCAAATCTCATCAAGCATGAATTGGTGTTCCATGATGTCAGGATCATATTCAAACCTGCAACAGATCCAAAATAGATCAGAAGGTGTCAAATCCCCTCCCCATTCTCCAGAAAGGTTCGGGAGTTCATAAGCATCATAAATTGCAGGATCTCCATCATCAATTCGTTTTATGACTGATTCTGCAATCTCCTTTGCATCTCTCCCAGATCTCCCTCCCCAAGAATCCTGACAGATCCAATATGCGGAGTTGATTCCTGCTCTTTTACCCTCTGCTGTGGCTTTTTCGATATATTCTTCGATTCCTGTTGTGTTCATGTTGTGGCGGTGGTTGGTGGTGGCGGTGGTTTTAATTAAAGGTTGAAACAATTTGGATTGTCAGGATAAAGAGAAGGAAAACTAATGTGCAGAAAGCATAGAATAATGTCTCTAATTGCTTTTCCCTTTTCCATTCCATTATTAAATCGGATTTTTTAAATGTTTCCATGATTAGAGCCATTGATGATTGAGAGCATATCCGTCCCCATAGATTGCTTGTGACAGGGAATATGCAAGGTGGAATCCCATATCCATCCCACCGCCACCAACTCGGACGCAATCCGAGCCATTCTTGGTTTTCAATGTCCATCCGAGAACCTTTGAAACTGCATAGTTGGGATGTATGAATCCCACCTTTCCGTCATCATGCGTCCATGTTCCAAGGACTGAAATGTCACGAGACATCCCAGAAGATGAAACGTGCCGAAGGATTGTGTATATGGTGCTTCCCTTGGGAAACCATTCTTTCAGCTTTTGAATATGCTCTTCTTTTTCGATTTGCTTGGTGTTCATTTTATCTCCTTTTGGTGTTGGTTATGTTGGTTACTTGGTTAAGAATGGATAAAATACCCACCCCTTTGATTCATCGTGAACCATAGAGCATGACGGGCAAGCTGTATTGATTCGCTCTTGCTTTGAATCCTTTATAATATAAAGCAAAGCGGTTTTCTGACAATGTGGGCATTTTTTGGGGTCGCTGTTCTTCATGTCGTGGTGTTGGTGTTTGTGTTTTGGTTATTCCCTACCCTTTTCGAGTCGGGAAATCTCTTGATGTGCTTCTTCAAAAGTTGCAAAAGCCTTTTGGGAAATATAGTCAACTGATGATGTTCTGTGGACATCCTGCACACTTGTCCATGCTCGTGACCATTCGCAAGTGTTGGCCTTCTTGTTCAGCTTGCGGAATTTAAATTCTATAGGATAAAGTGCGCCATTATCGCGGCGCATTATAAGCACGAAGCGTGAAGAGCGAGAGAGAGAGTCAACCGGAATCATGGGAACATCATTCCACATTCTTTCAATCTTTGCAACATCTTTTTACAAGAAAGCAAAGATTCTTTCATCCAGTATTCATGCACCTCCGAGCGTCACAGACTGCAAGACATGATCATTTTCTATCACTTGCACTACAGAGTAAGAAAAAGAAAACATGAGAAAAACTAGGGAAACGTGTTGACGAGAAAAACCGTGTTCATTATAATGCCGAGAGCTGAAGGCTCGAGGAAAAGAAGAGTACACTGGTTTGCTAGTTCCCTTTCTATCATTCCCATATTCCATAAAATCACAACACCATCGGCGAAACTAGGCAGCCTTTTCTAATCGCCGTTTCGCTCGCCGATAATGAGCGAAGCGATATGGTCAAAGCGTGATCACTCAAGCAAGGTTGACTTTATCAACTCACTCTGTCAAAAGTGCTCTATCTATGCCACGACAAAAAGCTCTAAATACTCGTCAACTTAAATTCATTAAACTAATCGTTCAAGGAGAGTCAATGGCACAAGCTCACAGAAGAGCAGGGTATTCTTGCCCAACTATCGAGGGGCACGGAGCCAATGCAATCCGTCTTCTAAAGAGTGAAAGAATCCAGCAAGAGCTTAAGAAGCTGAAAGATAAGCAGTTTGAAAAGGATGCTCTAAGTTACAACGAGAAGCGCAGTTTCTTGAGTCGTGTAGTTCGAGCTGATGCGAGCAAAGCGGATGCGGATTTGATCCAGGAAGTTAGGGAAGAGGTGGATCAGCAGGGGAATGTTAAAAGGGTAGTTAAGTTAGTGTCAAAGATGGACGCATTGAAGGAAGATAATATTATGAGCGGAGATCGGTTCAGCGATAGGTCTCCTCAGGCGATGAATCCGTTTGCTTTCATAATCCAGCTAGGCCGGCAGCAAGGCGAAGTCTTACAGCATGGTGAGCGTGTAGCGTTACCAGCGACAGCACCAGCGACCATCGAGGTAGATGCAGAGATGGTAGAGTAATTCATGGGTATGATCTACCTGCCTAGGTAATCAAAGTGATTCTACGGGCATTCTAGTACTTACTATTTTTTAGTAAAAAGCCTGGGAGTGCCTATTCCGGTGCTTTCCGGTAACTATCCCGGCAGCCTTGCCGGGCGCAGGGGCCGTGCATGGTGGGGAATCCTATAAGAATGCTTGACGGGTGGTGGGGAGGGGGTGGGCCACCGCCCATATATGCGGTCGTGTGCGACATGAGCTACTGAAAAAAAATCCCTATTGGAAAGTTTCCCTACTGAAAGATTCTTTTAGTTGCTATGTGTATAGGAAAGTGGATTCTTTAGACATGAGGGATGGGATATGTTTAAAGAATCGACATATCTTGACACATTGGACAGGCGTAGTCTAAATTACGAACAATGAGTTTGAGATACCCAGAGAGTGAGTTTACAAGGCCGAGCATCATGTTGTTGCGTAGTCTGGCTACGGAGCTTGGTGAGAAGGCTAGTAAAGATCCTGGTGGTTATGGAGGGATGAAACAGGAGAGGAAAAGGTTAACTGCAATACTAAAGGATCACATTGATGACCCAAGGTTGAGTGATTGGGATCGGGATATGATTAGGGGATTGGAATAACAAGATTTACCCCCGACACTTCTGCCTGTGAGCAAGTGCAAAAGGGGGTTCCTTGTTTAGATTTGTATACCGTTATTCCCCTCATGGGGGATTATCCTAGCACAAATTAATCAAGCTACGCTTCATTCCATGTATCTGGATTAAACAGTTTACAGAAAATGTAGTGTTCACGCTACCATGAACGGATATATGTAGCACATCTTTTACAAACTCTAAACATCTTTGCACAAATGGAAAGGTTTTGTAATGGAACCACCTGTTCCCTATCGGGTATAATCTGGTGCAAATTCGGGCATATTGTTCCCTATCGGGTATAATTGATCTATAAATCAAAAATATACCCATTGAGCATTATTTTTGAGATATAAATCATTATTGTTTCCGCTCGTTAACTTCTATTGAATGTGCATGATCGGTGACATGATCGGCCACATGATCGGTAACTTCTTGAAGGAAAAACCATACACTTTTTCTGACAAACTCAATAGACACCAAATATTACTAGCCTTTGATCTTAAATTATTTATACCACTTTTGCATAGTAAGGTGGTATTCAAATGGCTACCCCGCATGGATTTGAACCATGAAAATCTCCTCCAAAGGGAGATGTGTTACCGTTACACCACAGGATATTAAGATTTTCTTGGTCTGCCTCTACCTCTTGGCACATTGACCCTTTCCCGACACGCCACGGCCCCGTAAATCGTTTTTGTTGCGATCTCCTCTGGCATATCAAGGATGAAGGATTTGAGGCGTTTCTGGTGTTCTTGGTCTAGTTTTCCAATGATGTCTCCATATTCAATACCTTCCCATGCTTTATGTAAAGCCTCACGCATGAGAGATTCTTGTGCATTCATTTATAAAAGTGTTGACTTTGAGAAAAAAAACTCTATTGATGGAAATGTATGAAAAACATACTATTCAATACCAGGTTGGAGAAGACCTGTGATGAATGCGGCGGGACTGGTCAGGACTTCTATGACGATGGGATTGGTGAGCCTTGCTGGAAATGCCAAGGTACTGGTCACATTGCTACTGAAGAAGGAAAGGCTATTCTTCAACTGCTTGCTCATCACCAAGGTCATCTTCTTCAATTTGCCTAACGCTTCTTTTTGAGGGCTATCATAAAGCTCTCAACGAGATACCCAACGAGGTAAGCCAACGCCTCGTCACAACCCTCTTTCTCTTTTACTCCCCGTTGTTCCAATATGTGGTTGGCAACATGGATGCATTCATGGGTTAGGTTGGCTATCCATTCTGGTGATGAGTTCCATTTGGTAAGGAAGATGATTGGAGGACAGGAGCAGACCGTACAGGCATCCGCTGTATCCAGATGGGGTATTTCCCTTGAGTCATCATCTGTGAATTTCTGATGCAACCATGCTTCTGCTTGTTTCCTATTTACGGGCCATACTAACCAACAACCACTTTTCCAATTATCTATCTTGAGATAGAACTCTTTGGTTTTCATTGGTCTTTTTTGTAGTAGTGCCAGACTAAAACTTTGCAACGATGTGTTTGAATACGGAATTGTTTCCTTTGTAGCTCACCTCGCTTGCAAGCCTCTTTCAATTGGTATTCAGAAGTCTTTTGAGGTATGTTCATCATCTCGCTATATTTTTCATTGGTAATCCAACCTTCTGGAACAACATCTATATTTCCTTGGGTAAGCGATGGTATTTTGTGTACCCATTCGTATGCACTACTGCGGAGGTCAGCTTCTAATGGGTGTATTTTCTTGCGGGGCATATTGGATTAGTTTGGTTGCTGGTAAATCTCCTTTGTTACATCCACGCCAATCGAGTATACCAACGCCAGGGCGGCAAATGGCATCTCCTACAACTTTATGGGCATATCTAGTCAACATCTGCCAAGCAGGTGTAACCATGAATATTCCGTTTCCATCATTAAAAATACCTCCCGTGTGGCGATGGCCTCTTAAATAAATGTTGGGAACCTTATGCCCGACACGGGAGTAATTCTGACGGGCGTTGCCCATAGTAATGCTCATGGCTCCTGCTTCAAGATAAGCTCTTGAGGATGTTGGCATATGGTGGGCCACATCAATGAGAGATCCATTGATTTCAATGAGTCCCTTGTCTCCTAGCCACATAGCACCCAATTCCTTTGCAATCATCTTTTCCCAATCTCCAACGTGACATTCCGTACCTGCGGTCATGTATACCTTACTGGCTAACTTGGCTAAAGGTTTAAGGCATTCGATGGCGGCAAGCGTATGATCAAGATTGAGAGCCGCTACGATTTCATTGGAACCATGATGGCGACCTTCTATGCAGTCACCATTGATGATAAGAATGAATGGATCTTTTCCAAAATGAGCTTTTATCTTCTGGTCTTTATCCTGCCAGCATTGCCATAGCCATTGCTGATGGAGATTGTTACCAAGACCAATTTGGTTTCCTGTACTGGTAATGTGACCGTCAGGCCATAAGCCGACAACCGATCCACAATGAAGATCGCTGACTATTACCGCACCAACGGGTTTTTGTTTAGTCATTGGATTGGTGAGGCAATGGTTGGGGAGGATTATCCGAAACCAAATTGCTCAAAAGGATTGAGGCATCACGCAATGAGACTTCTTCCTCTGCCATCATTTTAGCCAGGAGTTGGCAGAGTTTGATGCGTTGATGCAGATGATGCAGATAGCTGATTAAGTCTAGCTGTTCATCACGTAGGTTCTGTGCGTACCAACCTGCACCAGCAGTCCAAAATTGGGTTCCATGTTCCTTGCTACCCTTGATGTATTTCTCCATGCCAGCAGAACCTGCTTTCGACCAAATATCAAAAGCATCTTGTTCTGGAGTCATATCATTTTGTTCTTGGTTTACGCTTTGGCTTTTTCTTTTGAATGGAGCCGTAAGAAACTCTAGCAGGACGAAGATTGGCATATGATTTGGCAGATGTTGTGGTTGCTGTTTTATTCATAGGCTGTTTAGAAATCGTTTCCATAACCTTACGGGACGAATACAACCCGCCACGTTGCATATGTGACAAGGAGGAGTATTGCAAGCACTTAATTCTTTACCACACTCTGGGCATAACCCATTAATCCAACTGATAAATCCAACAATAACTTTGTAGATTTTATTCATCAGAATGTGATGTGCATGACCTGACATGAACAATCAGCACCGTTTTTGTCAGCTTCATCAATGTCTGCAAAGATTACAGAGTTATTGAATTTGTCCATTGTGGTAAGCATCCATTCCATGCTCTTGCGATAGTTTTCATACTCTGGTTGGAACATACCGCTAATGACAATATTCTTGTCAGGGATACGGATCAGATTGGTAGCACCAGTTGCTTCCATTTCCTTGGGGACAACAATGATGTTTGCCAGCTTCTCAAGACGCTTGAATGATTCGGAATCAATACCAGAACGGCAAACCATCAGATTCTCTGGATCAATGACATGGATACAGCAATCAAGATGATACAAATCATCACTAACCATTTTCATTGGGATGATTTCAATACCACCTTTTTTAGAAATCCATTCTTGTGCTTTCCAATCAGAGAATTTTCCATGACCGCCAAAGTAGGTGTTGTCTTTCCAATGCTTGGTTTCAGCTTCTCCTTCCCAGAAATGAGGAGGTTGGAGAACGGTATAGCCCATTTTTTCAAAGAATCGGCGACCAGGCTCTTCTTCAATCTGGCGACCATCGGCACTCATCTTGGCGATGAAAATAAAAGGATCAACTGATAGACCAAGGTTGGCGACGAAATGCTGATCCTGTGCTCCTTTGGTAGGAGGCAACTCAATGACTTTAACTCCAAGAGCAGTAATGAGACGCTTGATTCTAGTGTACTGACGCATTGCCCTTTCAGTATCAACCTTCTGTCCTTTCATAAACTTGTTGTTGGCAATTGCCGTGGACAAGTATTTAGGAGGACACATCAAGAAACTAGGCTTACGCTTGTACTGACCACCACCAAATTTAGGAGATTCCGTTTTGATCAAAGAAGAAACAGATGAATCAATTTTACCCTCTAGGACAGAAGGAATCATTGCTCCGTTACGGAACTCTTGAGGGGAGAATCTAGCCATAAGTGATTAGATGATATAGATCCCAGCACTAAAGAAAAGCAAAAGATTAAAGCAAACACCCCCCTGATCCCCCCACTCCTTGTAGGGAAAGCCTGTCAGAAAAGAAAAGAAACTACTGCACCCCAGAATGGATGCAGGGTGTTTCCCTTCTCTCTCATCGGGTAAGGAGTTTTGATTCTCCAAAGCCGTTGTTGTTGGATCGCGTGGTACGAATACACGCCCATCCTCACTTGCTATAACGGGCAAGCCCCGCCGAGTGGTGAAGCACTACAGCGGGGCTTTTTTTGGAGGAGGAAAGTTTTACCAGAATGCTTCACCATTCAGATATGGAAAAAGTATCAAAGATTCAAAATGCGTCAAGCATCAAAAGCCATCGTCATCACAACCTCTTCCACCATATCCCCATTCATCGTTTTCAATTTGCTCTTCAGAATTGTGCTTGCTGTGAACCAATCGGTTTTCCCAATCTTGAATTTCAAGGATGTCAAGTGACTCTGCTTCTTCTTCAAAATTAAACTCTAGTCCCGCCCTGCGTAGCATTTGGACTGCGTAGGTCATGGAATCAGCCAAATCGGGTGATTTCTTAATTCTGGCTTTCATATCCAGCTTTTTCTCAACAGCAACCTTTCTACCCTTGTGGTAGTAAAGCCTAGAGCAAAGCTCATTTACCATTTGGGTATGCTTTTCCACATCTATGCCAACTAAACTTTTCGTTGACATGGCGGTATGTACGGCAAACCAGTACTCCGTAACCAGACGATCATAGGCTTCTTTGCAGGTTCGCTTATCCAAATTGCTGATTTTTCTCTCTGTGGGCATTGCCATAGAAGAAATGGGGAATACAAACATAGCTTCTGGATGGAATTTACTCCACTCAATGATAATGGCCCTCATCATCTTTCCTCCATCACCAGAAATATCCAATCCAAAGTCCCTTGGATGAACCCCATACTTTATGCAATCTTTAACCAATTGCATTGCAATGCTTTCTTCAAAAACATCTCCCACAGAAGAACTATATTCTCTTGTTCCAAGATAAAAACCAACTCTTCTACCTGTATCATTTGGGCCATAACGACAAAATGTAGCCGCACATCTGTCTCCACCAGCCGTAAATGCAGGGTCAAAGCCACAAACTACCTTTGTTCTATCACTCCAAACAGGTTCCCATGCTATATCACAGGCTTGGATGAATTGTTTTGAGAAGATTGTGAGTTCTACAGAGGAATCGGGCCACCAACCATAGACATTTCGCCAGTATTCTAGGGCATTTTTATTGCCATAGCACCTTTTTAGGGTAGCCGCTTCTCCTTCAACGGTAAGAAAACGATCAAATGGGGGTATTTCTGCATCTGGTTTAAGGAAATTTGGGCTGTCTTCACCAGAAAGATGCAACGCAACTCCAGTTCTGGTTTTCCATTGATGGGTATATCTATTTACAGACTCCCATTCCATTGGATCATCTGGTTGGCACAACTCCGTATGGGGATTATTGGCAGTATTAGACGGGTTAGCCATGCCACCAAATATGAAATCGGGATTTGCTCCAAGGTTGACACGGGTATCCAATGCGTAGAGATCCATTTCAGCCAACTCATCCAAAAATAACCGCATTCTGGCATTCTTTCTACCTCTTGTATTCTCCACAGAACGCTTTCCTTCTCCTCCACGGGGAAAAGCCAATGCTTTTATGGCATTGGTATAGTCTCGTTCAGAATCTTTGGTGTCTATTGACTCAAAAACAATCATCCTTCGGTACTCAACAAGGTTTCCAATGCTCGTATCTTTGCCAAATTTCGCCTGTAAATTACGCATTGCAATGCGATAAAGAGTACAAACCTTGCCCCATAATCTATCTTCAGAAGCATCAAGAGACGTAGATGCAACGTATGTTGATGTGCAATCTGGAGCGCAAAGCCAATCAATCACGATACAAGCCGCCACAGAAAAGGTTTTTCCACTACTTGCACATCCCGCAATACCCCAATCGTTCTCATTGCAGAACAAATTTATGATGTCTAGGGCATAATTGTTGGGTATTCCCTGCGAATGGAGCAATACATCGTTACCATAAATCAACTGAAAGCAGTTGATCATGTGTTGTGCAGGGTTTTTTAGGGTTGTATTCTCCAATTTCAAATCCATTTTTATTCGCTCACGCCTTCCAAACTCCCCACGGGTCAAGCGATAAGCAGTAAGCTCACGAATGAACTGTGGAACAGTCTCAAGAAAAGAAAGTCCGTAGGTTGTATCTGCTGGTGGGTCTAAAACCAATCCTTTGTATTCCATGAAGAATAAAAGTTTGACTTATTTTATAAATATGGGCAAGCATTTGGTTTCACATGAAGCTCAAAAACCCTAACGAGGCAATCCCTGGCGGTCTTTGGTATCAATACAGCGACGATAAGGGTAACACCTATCGTGTAAACGGAATGGATCTTACATTTGGGAGGCAATTCATTCAAAAGATTAAGTCAGACATGACTAATAAGAATGTTGCCATTCCCGACAATTTAGATTATTTAGTCGAGCAACAAATTTGTCAGCGTATTGCTGGTCAGTATTGTTGGCAAGAGGCTGGCGATGCGGTCGCAAACGTAATTCACAAATTTGCTCATCTCGGTGATAAGGTTGCTTCTACATTTGGCATCAATGCCCAATTGGAAACAAGGGCAAAGAATTGTCCATCTTGTCAACGCCGCCGTGAGGCATTAAACAAAGCAATCGGGTAATGGCAAAAACTAAAAAGATCGTTAATCGTGAAGGGGTCTCCTCATGGGGATTCAACACAATCAATTCTAATGGCGTTGCCCCTACAAGCAGGGTTCAAACTGCCAACGATGCTTTTACAATTTGCTGGAATCTTCGTTTGGATAATGCTGGTCGTGAGCGCAAATGGGGACGCATCTACAAATGTTATAAAGGTTTTCCTCCAACCGATTATAGCCAAGTAGCTTCCCGTCAACTTCAAGGAATGAGCAATGTGCCATTCCGTCAAATGAAGTTCATCGTGGATAATCAGAAGTCCAGCTTTGTGGACATGGTAATGGAGCGAAATACCGCCGCAAACATTACCACCAAAATTGGCAATCCAACCGAAAAAGGAATTTGGAGTAATCTTATCAGCGTTGGATTTGATAGAATGCTTCGCTCATGGTCATCGTATAACTACAACGTCGAACTAGATGTTGAAGAAATGACCCTTTATGGAAAGGGATTTGAAATTGCAGAGGATCGTGATGGATGGCCTACAAAAAGTTTCCATAACTCCAATGTTCTGATTCCAGATAAAACATACGCCGATCTCACGAACTTGGGTGAGATTTGCATCAAACGTAGCTACACCCCACTTGAGTTCTGGCTCAAGATTACGGGCGGGGAGGAAGATCCCCAAAAGGCAGAACAACACGCCACAGATATGGGGTGGAACTTCTGGGCTTGTGTTGATGCCCTGCGAATGTTTACAACCAATTACCGCAACACCTATACCAATACGGAATGGTTGCGAGACGTTGCCTCTGGCAACATGAATCTTTCCCGACTCTACACGCTTCGCATTGAGTTATATGAACTTTACATTATGGAGTTCAATGGAAGCATTTCCAAGATGCTACTTCTCCAGAACTATGGAGGTCTTGTTCTTGGCTATAAAGAAAATGGTCGCAAGGATCTTACTGAAGAAGAGTATCGTGACCAAACTGGTTTCCTGTATTACAAGAAAGATTGGGTAGAAAAAGATGAAGATGGTTGGGCAGACATCATTGCTCCCATGACCGATTCTACTGGTTCTGGTATTTGGCATGAGATCCAAGGTCTTGCTGAAGCAGTTTTCATTCAATGTCGTGCCTATGACATCCACATGAATCGTTTCATGGATTCCGTTGATTGGAATACACGTCTCATGTTTAAGGGTGGTTCTGCTGAAGCTACCAAAAAACTCAAGCAAATGGAGTGGATGCCTTGGATGGTTCTTCCACAAGATGTTGAACCTCATCAAGTTTCCGTAAACATTCCTTTCCAAGAAATCCTTGCTGGAATCCAGTTCTATCAAGCCGACCTTTATAGAGGAATTGGTGCGTACAATATTGGCATGGCAAACAGGGGTGGAAAGGCTCGTACCAAGGGTGAAGCGCAACTGGATGCCGCTGAATCGGCAAAGCTACAGGGTACACAAATTCGTCGTTTCAACGATAACCAAACCCGATGGCTCAAGATGCTTTACAAACGCATGAGCAGAACCACAAAAGGTGGTTACGGATACAAGCTGAAACAAAAGTTTATAGACTTCATGGAAGAGAATGGAGTTCCAGAAGAAGCATGGAAGTGGGAGAACATTGAAAACCTTGAGAGCAATATGCTTTCTGGTTCTGGAAGTCCTTCCTACAAGCTGATGGCGGCTCAACAGACTGTTTCGCTTACAGGAATGACCCCAATGAATGAGGGTCAAGCCAACGCTATTGCCGATGCAATTGCCGCACTCAATGGTCGTCAAAATGTCAATCGCTACATCAAACAGACTACGGTTGATATTCCTGACGAAAAGGGAATCATCTCCATGGAAAACATTGGCATGACTGATCCCAAGGGAAATCCCGCCAACTTTCAAGTGTATCCTGACCAAAATCATGTCGAGCATTTCAAGGCACACTTCCAAGATGCCGCAATGTCCATACAGGAAGCAGAAGCCGCCCTGCAATCTAGCGGTGTCAATCAACAGACTCCTACCCGTGGTCAAGCCGCACAGCAAATTCCAGATGAAGCTGTGGAACTTATGCGAGACATCTATGCTTGCCTCATGCGATTCAAGGGGCCGCACATGGTTGCTCACCTCGGATTCATTCAGAAAGATCCCACAAAGAAAGCATTGGCAAAAGGATTTGCACAGCAGATGCAACAGCTTCAACGTGGTGTTGATCAGCTTGGTAGCCAGCTTGCACAGATTGAGAAGTCTCGTCAGCAACAGCAAGGTCAGGGAGGGGATCAAGATCCTCACACCATCAAGCTACAGGCACTTGTTGCCAAGGAAGCTATCCAAACCGATAGCTTGCAGAAGAAAGAGAACATCAAACTTGCGGCTATGGCACAGAAAGCACAACTCCACAATTCAAATGCGATGGAGAGAGTTGCTACTGATCTTGCCACCAAGAGGGCAAAAGCCGCAAACGAGATTCAAATTCGTCGTGCGAAAGCCGCACATGATTCAACGATCATGCAGGATCAACATGAACAACAGCTTGATCAGCAACAACAGATGAATGCCCAAGACATGATGGCTCAACAACAAGCCATACAGGGGCAGGAAGCAGTAACACAAAGCAACCCGCAAATTGGACAACAGAATGGATAACCCAAACGTAACTAACCTCGCCGCCGCACTCATCAACGACAAAAGATATAGCGAACTAAAAACCGCAATCTACGAGGAATTAGTAAATAAAGATCACGCAACAGTAGTTGCAGTATTTAGAGCATTGCAGGATTATGCAAATGATGCTGAACAGAATACCTTTAATTCTGTTGAAACATCCATGAAATCCTCTGTAAAGTTAAACAATAAGAAACCAGATATTGATCCAGACTTGGATGAAACATTGTCTGAAGAAGAACTCTCACTCCGCAAGTAACCACAAAAACCAATAAATACCATGTCTGAAACTGCCATTGCCGAACCTGTACAAACACAAGCAACCATCAATGCTCAAGCCGCACGTGAAGCGGATAAAGCCGCAAGGGAAGCCGCTGTTAAAAAAGCAGATTCATTTTTTAAGGCTGACATCAAGGAAGCCCCCAAGGGAAATCCTTCTGATCTTTTCAAAAAGATGGCAGAGAAGTTGAATCAAGATACTACGCAGTTCCAAGATCGTATTGATGCGGAGAAAGATTCCCTAAAAGTTGCGGAGAATAACCGACCAGAACCAGAAACCAAAGCGTCATTGATTGACGATGAAAAGAAGCCTGGTTTCATCAAGTCCCTCAAACAAACCAATGAACAGCTTGCCAAGGAAGCCGCTGAACTCAAAGCCCGTGTAGAAAAGATTCCCGAATACGAAAAGGAAATTGAGGAACTTCGTTCCAAAATGGATGACGGAGGAACAAAGAAAGAAATGGAGAAGATTCGTCAAGAACTTGAACAGGCTGTTAAAGAACGTCAAGAACGTGAAGAGGCTTTAATGGCTGATATTGAGAATCTTCGTCAAGCCAATGCACTTCTTAATCTTCCCGCTGATCCTAACTTCAAGCGTGATTACGATGCACCAATTCTCTCTGGATACAATCAAGTCAAAATGCTTGTTGGTGGAGATCAAACCACACTTACCGAATTTTCAAAAGCTGTTGCCGCTTATGAGCAATCACTTACGTCACAAGATCAAAATGAAAGAATGCGACAAAGCGAGATTTCCAAACAGACTCTTAATTCCATATACGAGAATCTCTCTCCTATGGAACAGGCTAAATTCCAAAGCACAGCTTATGATGTTCTTGCTAAAATTGAAGCTAGGAATGAGGCATTGATCAATTGGCAGACCACAAAAGCACAGATTGATGAGGAAAAGAATCGTCGTGCTTCCATGACCAAAACACAAATTGGAAAGCGGTGGCAGGATGCATTTGCACAAGCCAAACAACAGCTTGATGATGCAATTAAATATCCAGAAGAAGTTTCCAAGATCATTGCTTCCCAAAAGATTGATGATGATACATCAGAGGATGAATTGATTGCTGAAGCCGCCCTGCGCGAAAACAGCAACTTCACTCCAGAACAGATTACCCGTGTGCTTCAGCAGGGTGCAAAATTTAAGAAATCCCGCGCATATACATTTGCACTTGAAAAACAAGTTAGTGAACTTAATGAAACAATTAAGAAAATGCGTGGTTCTGGAACTTCGGAGGGAAGCATTGGTTCATCTTCTTCTGGAAGAGCTACGGAATCAGAGGAACGCACACCAGCGGCTCTCTTTGCAAAATTTAGAAATAGATAATTTTATTGTTGACGGGCTATTACAAAACATCTAATAGTCCGTTGTCAGTATAACTCTGGATTGGTTGGTTTTGATTAGCCAACTGTTCTCGGTTGAAACGATGAGTGGGATAGCGACCCACATTAAATAACAAGCAGATCGTTAAACTGGAGAATAGTGGGGTGATCAAGCTAACCCGCGATGGTTGCCAGATCGCAAACCCTAAACACAATAACTGTGTTCCAAAAGGGAGCGATCCTTTTTGGGGCATTAAACAAACACTAAACCCAAAATACTATGGCCCAAAACGGCGTAACTTTTTCGAGTTGCCAAGACGTTGATACCCTCTTCCGTGAGGCTAGGACGTACTACAACCCGTTTTTTATTAAAAAGATGGCGATTAACTCCATCTATTATGGTCGTCTCGAAACCGAGACTTGGCCTCTCAACACCCTCCCGACCATGAAAGCATTCCGCTTCGGTCGCGGTTGGTACAACCCCGATCAACCTTGGCAGGAAGTCCAGAGTGGTCGTTGCATCCAGAATGCTGATGATGTTCAGTTTGAGTTCATTGCTCACCCTGGTACGGAATCCTACAGCTTCAGCCTTTTCACCAAGGCGATGCGTACCGATTGGTATCAGCTTACCGACTTCATGTATCGTCTGTTCCCACAGGAAGAGATGGATCACATCATGGCTACCAACGTCAACATCACCAAGAACGTCCATGAGGAGTTCGCCCGTTCCAACTGGATCGGTGGTGCTGGACACAAGTGGGTTCCGATCAGCAATGGTCAGTCCCTCGTTTCCTGCGTTGCTCCCGACGATCAGATGTTCATCGTTCAGCCCTTCGAGGGTACGAACGAGGGTTCCTTCAACATGGGCTATGTCTATGTGAAGCTACCTGCCAGCCAGCTTAACAACATCGGTCTTCTCTCGCTCGACACCCTTGATGACATCCTCATCAACCTCCAGCGTGAAGATGATGCTTATCGTCTCGACGTTTCGGAAGCCGCTGGTCGTCCCCTCCTTGAGATCATCGTTCCCGATGCTCGCGTCCTTCGTCAGCTTTGGCAGTATGCCAAGCAGTCTGGTGGATGGTGGGAGAGCGTTAGCGATTTCGATGACAAGCAACTTCAGTACTCCTTGGGTATTGATCGCGTCATCGGAAACTACGCTTTCTGCAACGACATCAACGGCGTTCGTCTGAATGTGGATTGGGTTTACAATGCCTCTCTCCCGACCTTCAACGCCAATGACGTTTCCACCTGGCCCCGTCTGGTTCGCGTTCTGCCCTACATCCCTGTGACCACCGAGCTTGGTTGCAAGTATGTTCAGAACCCTGCCTTCGCCAACGCCGACTTCGGTATCACCAACCCTTGGGTCAACAAGGCTATGATCAAGTGGATCAGCCCTTCCCAGAGTGGTCTTGGTGAAGCCCAAGGCATGACCCAGAACTACGCTGGTGATTGGGAGTGGAAGAACCCAGATTGGGAATGCAATATCAAGCGTGATCAAGGTTTCTTCTGGAACCAGTTCCGTATGGGTATGCAGTTCCAAGATCCTACTCTGATGCACTCCATCCTTCACAGGTTGAACAATGCACAGTTGATCATTCCTGCGGCTTGCACCCTCGCCCCGAACTACACACCGCAATATACTCCCGACTGCTACGTCTGCTCGGATGTTATTACGGAGCCTATCTAAACAATTAAGGGAAACATCCTATGTCACTTAATCCTTCGGTTTACGCCCCATCGGATGTCTTGAACGCGCCTGCCCTACGTTATGTAGGGTGGGGGCAACCCTTGACTCCTTACTTTGTCGCCGTTGCCAACGGTACAAGTTTCACGATTCCTACGAGCGCAATCTCTTGGTCGATTACTGCCCCCTCTGGCAGTAATGCAACGATCAATGGTGTTACGTTTACGGGAGCTTTTACTACCTCTGGTAGTGGAACGCTGTACACCCCAATCACGGTCACTACGACCGCTGGTACGGTGAACGTGACTTATACCCTCGACAATGTTGTGTATAACACTCCTAGCTACTACTAAAACTTAACAAATCAAAATACTAATATGTCTGCTACTACTACACCTCCCGTCCCTAACAACCTGACCCAGGTTCGTTTCGGCCCTGTTTCCGTGGATTTCACGAAAGCAGGAGCTACCGTCATCGGTCAACTGGAATACGATGAGAATGTCTTTATTCCGACATTCGCCACCATCGTTTACACGAACGCCGCTGGAACCAATGGAACCCAAGCAGTTGTTGCCCTTAATAACGGCACATCTGGTAACAACATTGCAACTGCCACCCTTCCTGCAACTCCTGTTGTTGCGATTGATGGTACTGGAAGCCTCTCGCAAACCATCCTAGCTCCCGCTACGAATGGTTATGTGCTTGGTCAAGTTCCTGTCTCAACTGCAAAGCCTAGCAATGGAGCCGCCGCTGTTCAGAATCTTACCCTGAATGTTGCGACTGCCGCCGTTCCTGCTCTTGCTACGACGAACCGTTCCACCGCCAACAACATCAGCACCCTCACGGTTGCCAGCGTTCCCGCCTGGCTCACCGCTGGTGCAGTTGTTGATGTTCTTACGGTTGGCAATGCGGCTTACAACGGTACTGTTACTGTTCTTTCCGCAACTGCTACGACCTTCTCGTACTACAACCCCTCGCTGACCACCGAGGCTTCCACGGCTGATACCGCTGGACGCATTGGTGCAATCACGGGTGATGTGTACGTTGTTGGTCTTCTTCAGTAATTAAAAAAGATGGGGCAGGGGTTCGATCCCCCTGCTCCGTCCCAATTGGACTTTTAAATCCTTTAAACAATGAGTATTTACGATAACTCTACGTCTGGTCTTGGTGGATGGAACACGACAAATGAATCCGAACAGCTTTGGAACATTTGGAATGCTACTGCTGGTTTCAATCTTCCTACCTATACGGAAGTCCAATTTTCTAACTACAATGGTGGTACTCCTCCGCAACCTGGACTAATCACCTGCCTCAACCAAGGAATTGTTGTGGCAACGATTGCTATCACATTTGATGGTAGCAACAACATTACGAATATTCTTCGCACAAGCTAAAAGTCATGGCCTTAACGGATGGCATTTTAGCTTATTGGAACTTTGATAATGATGGTTCTGGTGGCGTATCCCTTGCGGATTCTACAGGAAATGGAAACACGCTTGCTAATAGCGGAGGAGTAAGCCTTGGAACTGGTATCATTGCTGGTGATGCTGTTTTTAATGGTGGAAGTTATTTGTCTTTTCTTACAACACCAGTAACTGCTGGTGGAGAAGCATCTTTTAGTTTTTGGTTAAACACTACAGATTCTTCTGTAGAACAATCTATTATTGATCAACAATCTTCTGGTGGTTATGGAATTTTAATAAGAACAAACGGGAATAGTTCTGGTTATTTTGCAGTAGCAATGAATGGATCTGGTGGCCCTGCTTGGTATCCCACATCTTACAATCCTCCTGCAAATACATGGGTCAATATAATTGTAACTATAGATTCATCTTACAACTTAAATATTTATGCAGATTCCACAAATGTTTTTAGTACTAACATTGGTGCTAATAATGGCCCGTGGAATAATATAGGAAATTATTTTGGATGTACAGGTGGCAATAATCAATTTTTGACAGGTTCTTTAGACGAAACAGGAATTTGGAATC